GCGACATCGGTGAGATGATTTCCGACCATATCTTTTATTTCTTTAATCTCTTGACGTAATTCTTTCATATCTATTGACAAATGCTGTGTACCATGCTATAGTTTAGGTATTATGGATATTTCAGGTTTCATTCTGTACCTTTTTGAGATACTTGGCTTCTTTTTGCTGTTCATATTAATTGCTGCTGCCTTTAAAAGCTAGGAAGGCTTGGTAATTTCGGTAATTGGGGTAATTGAGGCAAAACACTGCCACTATCTCGACTAGGATCAAATGCTTGTGTGCCTACACCAAAAAAGGCAGGAATCCCCACGGCTGCACCACCCAAAGGTCCAGCTTGTTTAACGCCGTCCGCAATATCGTGCAGGTAAAGAGGCACTAATCGTGTTGCCACTGACTGAGGTAAACTCAAATCCTCTCCAACAAAATTCGTACCCCGTAGAAGATCGGCAGCCAAAGAGGGGACAGGAGCAAACTTGCCAGACAAAAATCTCCCAGACTCACTTAACCTTGTTCTTCCACCAAATTCACCAGTAGATAGTTGAGCAACTTCGCCAGTGGCAAGACTCTTTCTTTCTCCCAAAATCATCTGAGAGGTAAATCTGACCCATGGTTGAAAACCCGCCCAAACATCATAGCGAATATTGCCGAACCGAATCTTTCCAAAGTCAGAGCTTCTGGGGTCATCCTCAACATCGGCACCACCTAACTTAGCCAAAGCAACAAGAGTCAATCCTGTTCCAACGAATTTTATCATTGATTTGACCGCCTCTTTTCTAACTGGAGGAGGTAGTTTTAGATACCAATAAGGATTAAGCATCTGAATGCGTGATGCCATGTAACGAGGGGAGTAGAACACTGAGTTCAAAAGCGGAGCAGCCTCGGCTAGCTTGCCTGGTAACTTGCCACGACCAGTGGCTACATTAATAAATTCAGCTACGCCTTTCATTAATTCAGGTTCATCAAAAATATCAATGCCACCTTTGATATACTCCTGAGCCATGTCATCGAATACATCGGCTCTCAACTTATTCAAAAAGCCCGTGTAGGCCCTCTCCGAGGCTTTGACGCCCCTCCCTATAATAGGAATCTTATCCGCCAGATTGGTCATGAAGGCCTCCTCTTTGCTGCTAAGGCCAACTGCATCACCACTAACGTCGGCGATAGCTAATCCAGCCTCCTTCATCAAAGGGAATGTTTGTTTTTTCCTAATAGAACCCATCGAGGCATCAAAAAACTTTTCATCAAAAAAGAATCGCAACATCGAGTTGAAAGCACCCACTGCTCTTTTTGGCTTATGGAGAGATAAAACAAACCCTTGCCTAAAGGGAGCTGACATATCCATGGAGGACATCAGCGCACGCGGTACATTAAATACCTCAGCCACTCCCTCAGCAATTCGTTTTATCAAACCTCTCTTGGAAAGAATGGCGTCTACTAGTTCGCTGCCGTAGACTTGCTTCATCAACTTCAGTTCATTGGGTTGAGGAATTTCACCAGCGCGTCTACCTAACGCCTTCTCCAAGCCTGACATGACATTTATCTTATCGAAAAAATCTAATTCAGGGTGATTCTTAGCTACATCGAAAAGAGAGTCCACCTCTTCTTGTGTGAATCGTCCTCGGACAGCCTCAAACTTCGCTTTGGGTAACTCGCCTCTGAGAGTTCCCTTTGCGGCGAAAAATCCCCTCTCACCAGGAACATCCTTTAAGGCTCTGGATCCACGCGCAGCCCGTTGAGATCGTTCTTTTCTAAAGAGTCTCTGGGTCTGCTTTCTAGCAGGTTCAGCCTCTCGGATAGAAGCGGCGACCTTGCCTAATGTGACTTTAGCTCTGTCTATTTTTAGGGCATGAGAAACAACCTCCTCCCCGCCGCGGACAAGAGCTTTCTGAGCTAGCTCCTCGCCGCCTTTGTTAGTTATTTGTTGCGCTATCTTCTTGCCATATTTCTGTGTAAGTTTTTGCGCTGTCTTAGTCCCAACCTTGCCCAGGCCGCGGGTAAGCCCACCCACATCGAGGCTGACTGTTGTTAAACTCTTTCTCTCTTCCTCAGTTGGTCGGCGACCACCATGAAAAACTCCGAAGGCTAAATCCTTCTGAAGGTTATCCAATTCTTCTCCGGCCTTCATGCTAACCTCAAAGCGCCGGCGCACGAGGTCACCAAAAGCTTTTCCTGCCTCAGTACTCTCAACCTTCTCCTGGACTTGACCGGCGCCAACCAATGCTTTCTGACCTATTGACTGCAAAAAGGGTAGAAGGGCCATTATCCTTGCATTAAATCTAGGATTTCGGAGTCGGTAAAGCCCGCCTTGCGATAAGATTCTACAATTTTCAACAAGTTAGTAAGATACTCATCTATCTCTTCGTCCCTATTTTTACTAATTTTGTTAAAACCACCCTCCTTAACCTTTTTAATTAATTGATCTCTGGAGAAAACTGTCCGGAAAAAATTTGTTGTCAGGAACGGTCCTTTTTGGGAATCAAGAGCCGAAGCCAGAGGTTTACCCACCTTACCAAGTGAAGTTTGGCCTACTATTTCTCCTGTCTTTTTATCTATTCTAGTGACAGTAACATTACCTGACGCATCAGTACTAGTTTGAGTGGTAATATTAGGCTCAGTTGCTTTTCTTTCCTCTACAAGTTCCTTCAATGCCTGTTGTGCTTGGAACTCAACTTGACCTTGTTCAAAGGCTTCTTGTTTCTGCAAGAAGTCTATACCGGTTTTAGCTGCAAATTCTACCTGCTTTATACGGGCTTGCTGTTGATCCTGAGACAACTTTAATCTGTCTAAAGTGTTTGCCTGTGTTACCTCGGCATTCTTTATCTGACTAGCAAATTTATCCCTAGCCCTTGCTTCTTGTTTTAAACGTAAACCCTCCGATAACCAGGGGTTTTCATTGATGTCGGCAACAGCCTCATCACGTTCATTTAATATATCTTCTAATTCTTGGTTCTGTCGTTCAAATTCTTCATTAAGATTACTGATCGCATCTTCACCACCAGCAGCTCCTGTTAGTTCAAGAAGATCTCTCATAAAGTCGGTAAGAGCTTCGATAGGTCTGGACTTCGCTTTTTCTGCATCTATGTCGAGCCCAGTACTATCCCTAATATCCTCAAAAGGCGAGGGTGTAGGTGCTACCTCTGCCCCCGGCGCTACTGCTGCTCCCGCCCCCGCTCGTGCTGTAACCTGTTGAGCGGGTGTGAAGGGGATTCCTGTAGTTTGAGCAGCTCTCTGACCGGCTATATTACCTTGTTGAATAAGTTGCTGTGTGCGCTCTGTAGAGCCCAGTGGAGCCGTTACACCTGCAGGGGCAGGAGCAGGCTGTGCGGGCGCTGTAGGGCCACCTACAGGCCCACTGACAGGCACAGGACCTGCTTGTGCCGGTGCAGCCAACCCAGATACCGAAGTCTTTGGCTGAACTGGGCTGGGAGCTGCGGCCGTCTCACCAAACAAACCTTGGAGTGTTGGTACATTGACTGCTAGGCCGGCACCCTCGAGTTCTGATAACTGTGCTTGTAGCTTCTGTTGTCCTAGCTGAAAACCGGTAAAGTCGGTGCCAGCTACCTTCTGTGTTGGGAGAGCGCCAATCTGAAAAGCAGCGCTACCTAACGCCCTCGAAGTAATCCTTGCTTGGTCTCCTCTTATTTCAGGTGGAAGGTTTAGAGAAACATCCTTCTCAGCTTGCATAAGCCGATCCCTTAATGTTCTTAATCTATCTTGATTATTAGCCATAGTTTAAAAAAATCTATCTTCTATATCGAGGTCGCTTACTCTAGCTCCCCGTTCGACATCTATTCTTTGCCATATACCAGCTGACTTGTGTCCCTGATAACCAAATTGTTCATCGGTGATACGTTTCCATACCTCCTCTAACATCGTTTTAGCTCTTAGGTCATGGGCATCTGCCTCTGCAAACTTCTTCTCTCGTGTCTTGGCGTAGTTCATCATCTTTTCAATGATGGCTTCATTGCCTTCTTCTTCCCTATCACTGAAGACTGTGACCTCTGTTAAGTCAGTCCTATCGAAGTCTCTAGGTGTGAACTGGCCATAGGCTGTGACAGTGCCTGATATATCTGCATTAGGATTTATGTAATAAAGACCACCGAAATCCGAGAAGATAAGATCCTCTCCTGTATCGGAGTCCTCTCTGTAGTTTTGATATTCCCTAAAGAGCACCTTCTTTAGTCTCTTGGTGCCTACTTTCAGGTAGCGAATACTGTCTGACTTAAAGCCCTCTGGATAAACAAACTCCTCTACGCTTGCGTAGGTAGTACTGTTACGACCTTCTGTGAAAGGCCACTTCTTGTAGGCTGAGGCCCAAACATGAGCCTGATCAACCCAGTCATCTAAAATTGTGTCGGTAATGAAGGCCACAGTAGTTGACTGTTGCATCCTTACCAAAAACTCTGTCTCTATATCTCCTGTAGTTCTTATCATTGTTTAATATAGTGTGTTTTTACTTACGACAATGTATCCACCAGCACCTCCACCGGCTCCTCCAGCATTATCTCCGGCGCCAGTACCACCTGTGCCGCCTGCACCACCCGTACCATCATCGGTAGTCCCTGCAGTACCATCAGTACCATTTCCAGAAGCATTGCCATCTCCTCCTGCGCCACCTGAGACTCTGTTTGAGCCGCCACCACCACCTCCATCTGAACTGTTACTACCAGAACCGCCGCCAGCTCCACCATTTGTGTTTATTGTGCCTGCTGTTGAAATAGCTGACGTAAATAAGGTATATACACTGCCTCCAGCGCCGCCACCTGAGCCTGCGTCACCACTAGAAGTACCATTGGCACCATTTGCATCTATTGTTCCTGTAAACGTCAGATCACCTGCTACAAGTATCCCTAAGGCACCGCCTCCAGCACCGCCAGCTAAACTGAAGGACCCTAATCCTCCTCCACCTCCACATTGGAGAAACAAGATTCCAGAAGATTTAACTACTGACGTGGCTGTACCTGCTGCACCTCCGGTCGGGTTTGTGCTGTCACCACCATCATTGGCAGTAACGCCTTGATATAAACTGATTCCTGGCGTTGCACTTGCACCACCCAAACTAGAAACATCAATAGCAGGCTGTGTAGATGATATGACGGCGTTTTCTCGACAGTTCAAGATAATGACTGTGCCGTTACTAGATGGATTAGAAAAGGCTAATTTACCTGTTTCTGATATAGAAATTGATTGATAATTTTTTATAAAAAGAGAAGTTGACGCTAGATCAAGCGTGGTTGTACCGCTAGACACCTTCAGATCACCATCACTACCATCTCCTCCAAAGACTGTGTTAATAGAGGGTATCGCTGAAGTAGGCATTATATTCCCTTTGGCATCAATATTAAAAGCAAAAGCCGAAAAACCCCCTGGCTTCTGTTGATTTGAAGGAAGCTCTTGATCAGGTTTCGTTCGATTTTTTTTTGATTTAATACTCATATCTTTGATCTGATACGTATGTGGTTACCGATAGGATCTCAGGGCTAGTGTTGCTACTAGCATTTAAATCAACGGCTACTTCATAAACCTTCGCTACATCACCGATCATGAATATAGCTTCAGTGGCATCGGTTTCTGAGAATGTAGTCTCATTACCTCCTGTAACTGCGTATCTCCAGCCGGCTCCAGCTGAACTGGCGCCTCCTGTTGTAGCCTTGTCTGGTTTAAACCGTACTGATATCGATGTTCCTGTTGCTAGGGCAGTCATCGTTAGCTTAACAGTATCGAACATCTTCTTAAGGAACGGCCCGCCATCATCGAACTCTAGTCCTTCGTATATGGCATTAGCTTTGGTTGTCGTATTCACCTGATCAACTCCGTAGTCAGAGGTTGAGCCATCTGTCGTACCCCACGAAGCTAATAGGACACCGCTAATGTTAGCTATGGCTCCCACAGTGCTTATAGTGCTACCTGAGACGTCTTGTGCGAGGCGATAATCATAGTTAAGGGCAAAGGGTCGATTCTTCTTAGAACGGCCGTAAGACCAGATTCCAGGGTTAGTTCCTCCGTACACACCAAATAGAGCCAGATTGTCCTCAATGGTCACACCTCCAGGATTAACTTGTCCTCCTCCTGGGATGTTAATTATCGGCACTGATTCAACAAAATCTGAGAAGAACAGCTCTCCATCAGTTCCTGCTTGAAGTATCATCAATTCAGCATTGATAATCGCATTAACACCCTTGGCTGGTATTCGCTTCTTCTGAACAAAGTTAGTGGCCGAAGTGATCCATGACCAAATATGGCCTTCTTCTGCCTGATCCAATCTTTCTGAACCAAGGATGGCGTAATCATCTCGTTCTTCTAATGACTTGATGCGATTGCCAGGACGAAGATTCACGGCAAAGGGATTAAAGTCATTTCCGAAACTGAACGTAGCTAGGTCTTCACCATTAGCAATGCCTAGAACGCCGGACATATTATTCATCGTGTGCCACTCGGTACTGCTTATTCCCTCAACCTTATGGTCTTGGGTAGCATCAGCCCAGGGTAGGGTAGTATCACCAGGGATTAGCTTTCTAGCTATCGAGGTACTGGTAGCCCAGAATAGATAGTTAGTAGCATCATCGAACTGCCATTCAGCAGCTCCTCTAATCGCACCATTCTCATCGTTGTAAGCGAAACTCCAGTCGTTATCACCACTTCTGACATAGATACTGCCTGTATTACCAAAACAGTATGTAGAGCCGTCAGCTGCAGGTACAAAGAATTGAATAAGGTCCGTAACCAAACCACCATCCACAGTGGACATAGCTTGTTTACCGGTGATGATGTCATCACGTCCGTGAATGTTCAGGGCTTCTCCGTTCTTGAAAGAACCTTCTACACCTTTGTCATTCTCGTCACTGACGCCACCTCTGAATGATTTAATTAGATAGGGTATTTGTGCCATTTAGTAATCAAATTTGTCGTGGTCTACTTTGAAATACTTGCCTCGAAAGTAGTACTTATCTGCCTTCGTTAGCTTCACCTTTTTCATGTTGATCCTCTCCATAATCCACTGCCATCTCATGCGGTAGGCATCATCCTCCTGAAGAAAGAAAGTAATAACCTTTTTAATCAATCTGATCCGTCCCTTCATATCTGGAATAACCTCAGCATTCTCAAGCTCATCCAGAGCTCGATATAGCTCTCTAACTGGTGGGACCATGTTTTCTGGTGGGACCATGTCATATCCAGCTTCATCATCCATACTCTTAAGCTCATCGAACACTGTGTTAAAGAACTTTTGTTTGATCTTTTTCTTAACCTTAGCGAGTGACTTGGTTAAAATATGTCCCCTTGGAAAACCAGGGTATTCATATTTCTCACCTTCGATGTGCATTCTAGTAGCGCCATCTTCACCCTTAGTTACCTTTGCGCGGGCACTATCACCTTTTTTCCAGTATTGGACCATTTCAGGTGGTCGGTATTTGAAGTAGATATTAAAGAACCACTTAACTAATCTTTTGGGTATGAACATAATTTTTTTGGTAACTCATTCCCAAACGTTGTAAGGCAGTTTGGTTTGGTTACTGCCCTACGAACGAGTTACATAACTATCGACTAGATTGTTACGAACAATGTTGAACCAGACTTCCTTCGAAGTGCAGGAACTAATGCGCCATATAGGTGCAATCCCTGGTACTTCTTAGCAAACTGATCCTCTGCGTCCACAACTCGAGACTCTGCCCACTTGTAGGCGAAAGTGATCATTGAGATGTGGTTTGCAAGGATTTGGTGAGAGCGGCTACCGTCAGAAAGAACCATGTCAGCGGTTGCTGTTGATTTCTCAAGACGAGTAGATACTCGAACGCCTGCAGCTTGGTGAACGTCGAATCCTCCGACGCGACCAACCTTACCGTTCAAGATCACTCCCTCATAAGCCATTGCAATAGCAGGTTGCAGCTCTGCTGCTTGCTTCAATACTTTCACGAAGGCAGGAGGTACGGTCAAGTGACGATCTGTGTCAGGAATCTCATTCCTGTCTAGATCCTCAGCTACTTCCGTAACTTGCTCATAAACTGTGCCGGCAGCAAGCGCTGTTGCTCGACCAGCCTGGAATTCCCAGCCCCATCCAGCTTCAGTAGTTACTTTACCGTCAGTGTTCTGTGCAGAAGTGAACTCTTCACCACCACCAAGACCTCTTAGGATGTCACCGTTTGGAATATCACTTCCAGCGATGGCTGAATCCCAGTTCTCGATTGTAGCTACTTGAGTAGAAGTAACAGCGGTAATTCTGTACCACTCAGTTGCGTGAGTTGTTCCAGAAGTTAGTCGGATACCTTTATTCAAGTCTTGTGGGTCCTGGAAACCGATGTGGTCAAGAGTACCATCACCGTGCTCAACAGGAACCAAGTTACCTGCAGCGGCAGAGTTGCCGTTTAGGGTTAGAGTTCCACCAGCAGCGGTTGTAACTATGGATGCCATAGTCTGACCTGAACCAGCGACACGGATGTCGATACCTACCCAGCTACCAGCTTTGGAGAATTGGGCGTTCTCAATGACGTAAGAGTCAATGTCACGCTCGATTACTTTAGCGGCGTTCTCGGTTAGAGTATCGGCTACGTCATCAGCGTAGGTGAAAAGGTCCTCAAGACGATCAAGAGGAAAGCTGTAGTAGCGTCTCTTCTCAACGACCAATTGGTCCTCGTCATCCACGATAGTCTCGACGTTCATGTCGGTGTTAGCGGTATAGTCACTTAGAGTGATATCCGAAAGGAATGATAGGATGCTTACCCTGTCACCAGCCTTCTGGATCTCACCTTCGTAGTTAGTGTTGGTTATAGCAGGTGTAACAGCGGTCTGATAAAACTTTCGTAGAGTCTTAGCAGCAAACTGCTCACCGAAATTAGCTAATGCCATTTTCTTATTTTAATTGTCACGATCTGCGACCCCAGTCTAAGAATACATTTTCCCAGTTTTGATCTGACCCTTCTTTAGCATCTCTATGTAACGCCTTGGTTGGGTAGTTCTAATCTGTTGAACTTCTTCTACAGACATACCTGTGCTTGGTGGAGCTTTTGTGCCGGATGTTGGTTTTTCGAGGCCTTTTCTCTTAATAGGCTTCTTGTCCAACAGGTCCTTTTCAACAAGGAAGACTTTAGCAACTTTCTCCAACGGCACATCAGGATATTCGGACTGGAATTCTTTGAATTCTTCCTCCTTATCCTCTAGCTGTGGGTACTTGCTGTATACACCGGTTTTTTCCTGGTTTCGCTTAAAGGTTGATATTTCACTCTTTAGGCCAGCCAGTTCTTTACGCAGTGCTTGTCCCTCGTCAGTCACATACTCCTCCTCAACAGGCTCAGAAGGTGGAGCGGCGTTTTCTTTAACGTCTCGCTCATATTTCTCCCTCCAATGCTCTTTTTGCTTTTGGAGTTCGATGGTTTGTTTTTGTAATGCCGATAACTCGGCCTCTTTTTCTGCCAACAATTCGGAATCATTATTTACCTCATCCTCCTTGCTTTCAGTTTCGCTTTGAAAAGGTTGCTCTTTACTTGCTTTTTTTTCGGGCTCACTAGCTGCGCCTTCCTTTGAGGGCAAGAACCTCTTGTCTACTTCTATTTCCTTACTCATTTTTTTATTGAAGTTTTGTCTTCGACTGTTGCTTTTAACGAGTTTGCTCTCAGCTAATTAATTTATAAGTGCCATCTTCTTCGGCATCTTTCCCCTCATTACCTTCATCTTTTTGACGTTACCTTCATGGGTATGCTTGGTTGGCTTTCTCATGACGATAGGCCTTACTCTCTTTAAATTATCTAGATGTGGCATATTATTTTGCTTTTGGCGTCTTCATCATGCGTTTCATCATCCCTTCGGATTGCATCATCATCTTGGAAGTGCCTTGTGGGAAGTGGGTTGGTGAAGATACAGAAACAGAATGCATCTTACCCTGAGGAAAGTGAGTGGTAGATCGTACCTTTGTTTGTTTTGGCATAATATTATTTCTTTTTCTTTTTGCGACTTTTTTTACCTTTGTATCCTATTCCTTTGGGCATATTAAATGTTATCTACGAATTGAGCCGCCACATTCACTGTTGTACCAGTTAAATCATTCATATCAGCAGTCCATGTATTAGCTGATTCATTCTGTCTTAGTGGTGAAGTGAAGGTAGCACCAGCTGTACTGTTAGCTGGAACTTCGAGAGTTAAAACTACGCCGCCGCCTGTAGCATCTCTAAAATCAACTGAGGCCGCTACAGTAGATGAATTTGCGCAAATCACACTCACCAAGTCTCGGAAAGTGCTTGCTTGACCTGTTAATAAAGTTGCCTCCGTTCCCGTGGTGAGTGATACATATGCTGTTGATAGAAGATCCCTCACTTGATATGGATAAGTAACTTGTCTTCCGACATCATCGAAAAAAGGCTGAACATCACCGAGATCGCTGACTGCTGATGGTTGTGTATTGCGACCTATTCCTAGTAATTTTGCTGTTATTTGTTTGAACATAATCTTTTAATAAAAAACGAGGGCTCCTGACTAGGGCCCCCGCTCTTTGGTAGAGGATGAGGTTTTTGTTTATATAATTTTATAATAACATTTATTTTTCTAACAGGCTATTCAATTCTTCTTCTAGCTCTGCGCGGCGGTGTTTGGGTGCGCCTATAACTTCCAGAAGCATTGAGTAAACTGTGTGGACCATTACAAGACGCTCGATTTTCTCAGGCTTATTGTCTAGATTGCGCCACTGTTTTTCTATGGTCCTAATTTGATTTTCACAGAACTTCCTTATCTTGTCAACGGTAATCCCACCTTCTGATAGTATCTTTTGCCACCTATCTACTGTGGCTTTCTCTTCTGCAGTCAAATCCCCGACATCTTTGATGCCTTTGGAATGCATTAGTTTTTCTATTACTGGTTGTGTCACAATATATATCATGGCACTTCTACTGAAGAATTCAATATTTATACACATTCCTAAAACAGGAGGGTCGTGGGTTAGACAAGCTACTAGAAGATCTGGAATCGTAACCAACGAGATTCATTATCGGAATTCGGAAAAGAAACCGGAACACTGGCAACATTGTACTCCTGCTGATCTCAACTGTGAGGGGAGGTTCACCTTCTGTTTTGTTAGACACCCTTTAGATTGGTATGCCTCATTCTGGGCCTACAGGAAGAGATTGGGTTTACTCACAGACCACGAACTTGATCAGATCATACATACCTATTCCTTTCCCAAATATATCGAGATTATATTGGATAAATATCCCTCTGGTTATGTGAGTACCATGTACAAGAAATATACTTATGTCGATTACGTTGGAAGGAACGAGAACCTTGTAGAAGATTTAATTAAAGCGTTACAATTAGGCAATGAACAATTTAACGAAGAAGTCATCAGAAAGTTCCCCAGGGCCAACGCCTCAGCAAGCATCGATCCCTGGAAAAAGCTCGTCGAATATCCGCCAGAACTTAGAGAAAGAGTCTGTGAAGTCGAAAGTGACGCCATTAAACGATACTACTCCTGAGATCACTGTCCTAACCTTGTTTGCTGGTAGGTGGCACTGCTTGGAGGCCTTCTTAGATGGGTTAGACAATCTGGACTATCCAAAAAAGAAACTCCATTTAGTTTGGTTCACCAATAGTGATGACAACATCTTCTTAGAGTGCTTAGAGAGGGAGGGCGAGAAGCGCTTCAAAGATTATGCCTCTCTACAGCTTATTAAAGCTCCTATCCGCCCTACATCATGGGCATTCAAGGATCAGGGAACTGGCTATCTGGAACATGCTAATACCATTGCCACTCTTTACAACACAGCTTATCAATATGTTGAGACTGATCTATTGTTCTTCCTTGAAGATGACGTTCTTACTCCTACTCACGCCCTGAGAAGGTTCTTAAAAGCTTATGCCGAGAATCCTTTATGTGCTTATATCTCTGGTATAGTCTTTGATCGACACAATCCAGGCGTTTATTTTGTCTGGGATATAGACATGGCACAGACTCCTCGACCTGATATCAAGCAATATCAGCATGATTATGTCCTCCGTCCTCCTAGGAAGTGCTGGGGATTGCAAAAAATAGGCGCTGCTGGCTTTTCTTGCACCTTAGTTAGGACTTCTATACTAAACCGTCTTAAACGCCCTAATTTGCCCATTTTTCACGAAAAGAGCCCCCTATCAAGTACTACGGGAGGCTCCGATATTTGTATGGGTATGGAACTAAACTTCTCAGGTTACGAGGTTTATGCTGACTACGATGTCAGAGCCTTCCACATGGACGCGGAAAGCAAACTTCACTAAAGACCAGCTCCAGTTTGGGCGGCATAAGTAAATAGGTAAGGACCAACCATTGTAAACCACAGTGGAATACGTGGGTTTTCCTCAATATCTTCCTCTTTAAGGTTTATGACTGTCATTTCTCTTTCTTTGCCTCGGCCTTAACTGGCTTAGGTGTTAATAAATCCACGTACTTCTGTAATAGAAGAGCGTGGGTAGTGGATTCTTCCCCATTAAGATTGCATCGACGCAAGAAAATAACCGTGTTTTTAATATCAGACTCCGTCCCTTCGAAAGTTATTTTATTCATGAATTTATTGTATCACAACTAACTAGGAATTTAAGACAATACCAGCATCCTTCAAGAACTTAGGAGGTTCTATCATTTGGTATTCTTTTCCGTGTTTATCGGCAAGTCGTTGTTGCTCCTTAGTCCAATCCCTTCTCTCGCTCTCAGGTAGATAATCCTCTATCATAAACTTCTTGCCACTCAATCTTTCAACTTCTTTAACAAGTTGCTCCATCAATATTTTTACTCTACGGCCAGAGAATCTGTTCTTAGAGAAGAAAAAGTATTCTCCAGTTTCAGGATCATGAGGGGATAGCTGTGTTTCATTGGCACTTTCATCAACAGCAAAAAGCTCTGAAACAGTGGCGACATCAGCAGCGTATATGCCAGCAGCTCCTGATTCTGTACCGGGCTCTGCACCTGCTCCGCCTCCAGCATTCTTCATGAACAAACCGCCGTCACCAGTCATTTCCATTCCAAACGTTGTGGCTTGTCCTGCTCCATCTGTACAAGTGATTCTACTGTCGTTAGCAGTTGATCTTCCATCGAAATGAAGGACCCAGGCAGATTTTGTGGTGTCCGATTGAACTCCACCAGCAGTTATATTATTTCCTAAGCGCCAATCATTATTTTCGGTATTAGTGATTCTAAAGCCATTAGCACCATCATTATACAAAATACTATCTTGATTGCCTGTAATATTAATAGTGATCAGGCTAGTATCATCCGGAGTCAAACTATCTAATGTAATATCTCCTACGTTAGTGATGTTTCCATCGTTAAACGAGATTGCTCCTGAAGTAGCACCTACAGAAGCCAAATTGTCTAAGGTATCAATATCCGCTTCAATAGTGGCTTCTGACAATATTCTTTCAGAACCACCTCCAGCCATATGAAAAGCAGCCATCACATTCTCTATGTTCTTGATTGCAGATACATCAAGTCTTTCACTGCCCACGAGGGATTCTAGCTTGTCTTTTATATCTACAGCTGAATCCGGTGAGCCAGCCGGACCTTCATCTCCATCTTTTCCTGGTTCTCCCTTGAATCCTCTAGGACCAGGTTCACCTGTATCTCCAGTAAATCCCCTGGGTCCTTGAACAGATTCTCCAGGAGGCCCTGAAACTCCCATAGGACCCATTGGTCCCTCTGGTCCAGGTGGACCGATTATAGATTCACCAGGTGGTCCTTGTGGCCCTGGAGGACCTTGGGGTCCAACTCTTCTTGATCTTCTTTGGTTGAATTCATTAGCCATATTTTTAATAAAAAGCAAGGATGAGGTTCTGCAGTTTTATAACTTTATAATAACACTTAATTATATTTAACCTCAAATCATTTCTTTTTTTTGTATCTAACTCCCCTGTCCTTCATCCAAGCAGGCGGATCCTTTGGAACATATGGTTTTGTTGCCTTTCCTCTAGATATATATTCATCTCGTTCTGCCTTCTTTCTATTTTCATTCTCTGTCCAATCTTTCTTCTCTGCCTCAGGCAAGTCTTCTATATAGAAAAGCTGCTCTCCTGTTAGCTGTTCCACAAGCCTTACCAATTTGGCCATATCAACTGCCGATTTCTTTCCCAAATACGGATTCTCTTGATACATAGTCCATGGAAAAGGATCTGCTATTTCAGGAGTGAACATTGTGAAGTTATGAGGTGTAACAGTGGCAATGTTACCAGCCTCATCTCTTGCTTTAAGTTCCGCACTTGCAGCAACATCTTCAGAATACATCTGAACACCATTAGCTATAGAAGCGCTTGGTATTGTTCCATTCAGAATTGCTATCGTGTTTGTAGCACTTGTTCCAGGATCAGTTGGTCCCATTAGTAAGCTTCCACCATCATCAACTTTAAGATATCTGTCAGGTGTAACTCTAAATACTGATATAAAACTTGAACCATCTGCCACTTTCAGAATCATCTCTCCAGGAGCGCCGTTGGCTGCATCAGTCACACTGCCATCAACGTTAAACTGTAGCTGGGCAATCTTTTGATATTCGTTACTTGCGCCAACATAACCCTCAGCATTCATTAATAAAGCCGAATCATTGTCCTGGACTGCCGACTTACTTGCTATTGTTCCTCTTGTTATAGCTCCTCGGAATTGAGGACCAGTACCACTGTTTGTAGCTCGTTCTAAGAGGAATTTGAGACCTCCTGTTCCTTGCATGTGGAACATCTCGTCTGGAGCATCAACACCGACTCCTATATCTCCTGCAGAGGTAATTCTCACCTTCTCGGTTGCTGTCTCAGATGCACCAGTGGCAAAAACAATAGATGTCTTGTTCCCTCCCGCCACAAACTCGGCTTCTGCCTCAGCATAAATTGAGGCTGCCACCAATATAGCGTCACTGCCTGATGACTCTAGCGGTGCCTGGAAGTCAATCTGTCCGAGCTTATCGTCATCTACGACTGTAAGTTCGGCCGTACTAAGTAGTATAGTTCCTGCTGATCCTGCAGTAGCTCTAACTTCTAGTTGCTGTGTTGGAGCAGCAACACCAATACCGAATCTGTCATTGACATCATCGTAGGCTGTCGTACCTGCAACCCCAAAAATAATGCTTCCGGCTGTAGGGTCTGATGTAGACCTTAAGGTTAGATCCTCTCCAGAAGCTAAACCACCAATAAGTGTCTGACCACTTGAGCGTCCTAATAATAATGCGTACTGGCCATGATCATCATCAGTGAGTCCTGATATACCCCCATGATCAATACCAGCCTGGTTTAGGCTCACATCGCCACTGGAAACTGTAAACTCATTCAAGTCAAAAGAAGCAATACCTTTGTTAGAATCACTGGCATCTTCACCGGCTATGGTAATGCTGCCACTACCATTCGTAATATCTATGCCCTCGCCTTCACTGAGCGTGGCCTTAGCCAAGGTGTTACCAGTTGTATTTCCAATAAGAAGCTGCCCATCAGTATAAGAGGTTTGTCCTGTTCCGCCTTGGTCAACCCCAAGAGTACCCGTGAGATTAGTAAGATCTAAAGCAGATTCAAAGTTTGCAAAAGTGATCTTTCCAGAACCAGAGTCTGTGATGTCAACCATTGCAATGAAGTCGCCTGCAGCAATACTAGTCTCTGTAGTTAACTCATCCAGATCAACAGTGAAGGTCCTATTGGCTGATATATCACCCCCTCCACTAAGCCCGACCCCAGCAGTAAGAGTGACACTCGTATGATCTATATGTTCATTAGCAACGAAGTCACTAAATCCATCATGGAAGGCTCCGCTCGAATAAACAATCTCCCGGTCATTGCCAGCGTCATCTGTAAAGTAGAGTTCGTTAGGTGTCGCCGTGTTTACCCATAATTGACCATAAGCCGCCACATCTGTGCCTGCATCTGCTTTCTCTTTGAGGAATATTGATGCACCAGTTGCTAAGCGGAGGTGACCAGCAGCATCTAATCGCATAGTCTCTGCAATTGCGCCTCCACCTCCAGGCATCTGTTCCCAAACAAATGCCATGCCGATATCGCCAGCAGCGGGGCTAGCATCGTCAACCTCAGCATTAAAACTGGCGGCAAGTGTTTGTAGATCAACATTGTCAGCTGGATACCAATTGATAGATCCAACAACATCGTCATCCTGAACTATAGTAGATCCGCCTACGCTTGCTCCTCTACTCTTAACAAAACTAAATATAGGTTCGGAAGCATCAGCAGAGAACCTGCCGAGCAACATCGAGGAATCATCTGCACCAGTTCCTAAAACTTCTAGTTCTGGGCTATTTGCTGCAACAATCTTGGTAGTGTGACCGACTACAACTGATACACCATCAGCAAACAGACAGTTACTTGTGGGATTTATTGTTATGTTGCTTGAGTCAGAAGATATCGAATCAAGCGCAATATCTCCCACGTTTGTTATATTATTGTCTCCTAAAGATTGATCACCGGTAAATGCCCGTGTTCCGTCAACTAGAATGTACTGAGTGTGATCATCATCAGCCAGTCCACCCAAAGTTCCATGATCAATACTTCCGAGGAAGTTCGCGTAAGTTATTTTCCCAGAACCACTATCAGTGGCATCTACCATGGCTATAAAGTCTTCATTGGCAATAGATGTTTCAGTAGTTAGCTCGTTAAGATCTACGGTAAAGGTTCTATTTGCGCTGATATCCCCTCCACCTGAGAGTCCTACGCCAGCGGTAAGAGTTACGGAAGTATGATCTATGTGTTCGTTGGCTACGAAACCACTTAAATCATCATGAACTAATATAGAGTTCCAACTCGTACCCGTCGCTACCTTAGGAGTTGAATCAGTTTGATCTTCAAACACGATTTGATCTGCCAACACTGGTGTAGCAGTTGCTAATTCAGTTGGATCAAAAGCAAACGTTCGATTAGCTGATATATCTCCTCCTCCACTAATACCTAGTCCGGCAGTGAGCGTTACACTCGTATGGTCAATATGCTCATTGGCTACAAAGTCCGAGAAGCCATCGTGGAACGCACCCCCTGAATATACTATTTCCCTATCATTACCGGCGTCATCTGTGAAATATAATTCGTTGGGGGTGGCCGTGTTTACCCAAATTTGGCCACTTCCCGCTACGTCTGCATCGGCATCTGCCTGTTCTTTAAGAAAAATAACTCCACCATTATCAATATTATTACCGTCGAGATCTAGATCTCCAGTCATCGCCCTAGTGCCTGAAACCAATAAATATTGGGTGTGATCATCGTCTGATAGTCCTCCTATGCTTCCATGGTCTATTCCGCTGTCTTTTATTGTTATATCAAAGTCATCAGTTGGAGACTCTGTGAGAGTGAAATCTGTTCCATCAAAATCTAATGTAGGGGCAGCTGCACTTACTGCAACTCCATCTACCTCGATAACCGCAAAGGTGTCTGAACCTCCAGAGCCTTGATCTGTCCAACTTAATACTGCGCTGCCGTTAGTTGTGAGTTGCTGGCCATTAGCACCGTCTGCGGATGGTAATGTATAAATAACGTTACCAGCTAAAGTGCCTGGAGCTTTGAATCCTGTATAGTTTGAACCGCCTGCCGAACCTTCTAGGAAACGCAACTGTCCACCAGCAGTACCAGAACCAAGCTTAAGAAAGTTTGCATTAGTTGTATTATCCCAAAATAAATTGGCATTGTTTTGAGAGACAACGTTAGAGTCTGTAAATATTATTGAACCGTTACTAAGGTTGGTGGTTAGATTCTCAATCTTAAGGGTGCTCTCGATAGTAGAAAAGGCAACCTTTCCACTTCCTGAGTCAGTGATATCTACCATAGCAAGGAAATCACCGGCAGCGATGGTTCCCTCGGTAGTTAATTCGTCAAGGTCCACCGTGAATGTACGGCTAGCAGATATATCTCCACCGCCAGACAACCCAACACCGGCAGTTAGAGTTACCGAAGTATGATCTATGTGTTCATTGGCAACGAAGTTAGTTGTGGCGTCGTGATCTATTCCAGAATCTAGTATTACTATATCGAAATCGTCTGTGGGAGATTCCGTTAATGAAAAGTCTGTGCCGTCAAAGTCTAGTGTAGGAGCAGCCGACGAAACCGCCGCGCCATCTACTTCAATAGTGGCGAAAGTATCAGTGGTGGCACCAGTGCCTCTTCTCTCATTAACTGAGGCTGCAGCAACAAAAAGATCAAGATTATTAATAGCGCTGGCATCTAATCTCTCATTGCCAATAAGTAGCTCGAGTTTGTCTTTGATCTCTTCAGGTGAATCTGAGGATCCATCCTGACCTGCAGGTCCAGTTGGACCAGCCTTGCCTTGATCTCCTTTGAAACCTTTAGGACCCTTCTCACCAGTTTTCCCATCCCTACCTGATGGACCAGCTGGGCCTCTCTCACCATCCTTTGGCTTTAGCGGCTTAAACGCTTCAAGATCTGAGATTTCTTGATCTGATTTTTTTTTTACTTCCTCAAGGAGCAAGTTTGTTTTATCGATCCTACCTGCCATCTCCTTAAGTTCGCTTAACTGCGTTTGGTTATCTATCTCGATAAGTTGCTTCTCTGGGAAAGTTACATTTAAAGGCTTTGATGGTTCTTCTTTATTAACCATCTCATCTAGAGTGTCAGCGATATCCTCTAGGGTATCGGCTTGCACCTCCATTTCTTCTAATATCAAATCTTGGAGGTCATCTTCTTTCGTTAGCTTGCGCTGGCTTGTAGCTCTTTTAACAGCTCCCTTTACCTGTTTCAGCGCTCTTTTCTTTTGGAGAGCTTCTTGAAGCTGTTGGTTAGCTTTTAGTAGTTTTTTATTCGGCATTTAACTCTTGCAAACCTTCTTGGATGGACTGAAACAGCTGCTGGTCGTTTTGTTCCGCTTGTCCTACCTGTTGCGGAACTTGGCCGGCTAATTGATCTAATTCACCCTCACCCTGTGCAAGCTGGTCTATCCTCTTCTCCTCTGATTCTTTCACTTCACGCTGTTCTTCCGGTGTTAAGTTGACTATCTCTAGCATTCTCTTCTGGGCTATACGCTTAAGAGCGCTATTATTAGGGAACTGTTGAAGCAAGAACATGAAACGTTGGATGCCCTTCGTCTTCTCTTCTTCCTGCTCGGAGCTTGATTGAACAATGGCTCTGTATCCTGATTTAGACTTCCAGTCTGTTGCATATACAACCTTGGGCCACATAGCTCCTGTGCTAGATGCTTTGAATAGTGTCTGTTTGCCTCTGGCGTTAGCCTCTAGGAGTGACACGTACTTCTGTGCAAACTCCTGCCATGAGCGTCGGTAGAACTTAGCCAGGGATAATGTGCGTTCTGCTGCCTTACCCACTAAGGTCTGTACCTCACCGAGTGTGATCTGTTTCCTCTCACTTACGCCCTTTTCTATGGCTGTAGCTGAGGTACCACGCTCGATCATTTTAATAACGAAATCTATTGAGTTAAGGGTGTCATCGAGTCCTGATATCTCTACAGGCTTGATAACCTTCCCTGGTTCACCTGGTGCTGGGAGCATTCTTCCTGCTCCTGGCTCGTATGTAATAGGCTCATAGCCTTGGATAGTTGCATCGTACCAATGCATCTGGAAGTTCCTTAAGGTTCGGTTCTCAACCAGCTGTGAATACCAAATGTTTATTATCTTGTTAGGAACCCGTACGAGGTCTGCCGGACCATCACTCCAGAAGTCCTGTGTTTCCACGTCCTCACCCCATGTCACAAAAGGATAAAAGTCCACGCCCAGCAGATCAGTTAGCTTCTCGTCTAGCAGCTCTACCTCATCATCTGCGTAGACAACTACTCGTCGTTCAAACTCTTTGGTCTTGGTATTCCACAGATTGTGGTAGTGCTCTGTAAGGTTGACCATTACGTCACCTCCAGCGAATAGAGGAAACTCATCATGTTCTACTCCCATGCTCTTTAGTCGGTCCATCTTCTTTTCCCATTCATCTCTGTTCTGGGCAGTCTGCACCAAACCTTCTGGTGATGTCACCCATATCTTTAGCCTATCCTTGCCCTCCTTGGTGTATCTCTCATCAGCTAAGATATCTCTTAAGTTACGAAAGATGTTTTGATGTATCACAAACCTAGCTGTCTCTATGTCTAGAGGATCTGTTAGTGGATCAACTACTACGTCGTATACGTCTAAGGCTGTGACCTCAACTTGATTGTCTACCCAGTTCATCTTCTTGAAGCCTCTGCCGTATAGCATGACTGTCTTCTTGTCCTGGATGTCGATGCCTTCCATGTTCAGCCTTTCGAAGTCATGGTTCCATACTTCCTGGAAGAGGAGTTCTTTGTCCTTGTCTCCGCTTAGCTCTCTCCAGTCAACTGAAGGTGGATCGTCGATTTTGGATAACAATGTCTTCACCGTCTCCTTCATTAAGGGGATATTGACAGATTGACGTTGAGTCAGTCTATTGGTCTTAACCTCATTTCTGTAGAGGTCGTAGTTCTCGTTCCAGTCTTCATGTCTTCGTTCAACAAACTCTTGTGCTGATATCTTCTCCTTTTTTAGTTTTTCCATTAGTTCCGACGTAATGCCTGCCGGTAGTATTTGTTGGGTGATTGCCATAGTAATAAAATAACGGGAACTCAGATGTGAGTGTCCCGCTTTTTGGTAAAGGATGGGTTTATGTATCTATTTCTATTTTAACATCTTTTAGTTTTGCTGCAACAGGAACTGGCTTGTCGCCTCTTCTCCACTTCTTAAGATTAATCTCAATAGAATTAAGATTGCCCTGAGGTCCAAAGTTGAGAACAGCACTGCCGTTCCTTACACCAAAGACTCCTTGCTCGAATAGTGTGTGTATCATGCGTCGATACTTCTCTACATCTTCAAAGCTTAGTCCCTCTAGTGTTATAACTATCGTTCCTTTTTGCATAGTTTCTTAGCTGGGTTACCAACCCAAGTTTCTCCTCCTGGGACATCCTTGGTAACTACAGCACCAGCGCCAATTGCAGCACCAGGACCGATAGTAATGCCAGGAAGGATGATGGCTCCAGCACCAATTACAGCGCCTTTGCCCACAAGGGTATTGGTCCAATCCTTACCTCCACTAGGAGGATTCTTATCGTTAGTGAAGGTGACCCTAGGACCGATAAAGACATCTGCTTCTATGGTTACACCACTCGGGATGAAGGAGAAGGCTTGTATCTTCACGTTGTCTCCTATGATAACACCATCTCCAATCCATACATGACTATGAACGATACAATTCGCACCGATTACACAGTCTCCAATATTGCTCAACTCTGGGTGCCATATCATGATTCTTCTCCTCTAAAGGCCTAATGACGGATAGTATGACTTCACTGGTTCACTGGCTTTCATCTGTATCTTAGGCTTCTTGATTAACGAAGACATGCCGTACCGAATAGCATCCATGCTATGTGAGAACATATGTTCCGGTACGTTAAGGATAACACCCATCTTATCTGTCTCCCACAGATAGTTCCTGTATTCCTTGATTATGTTTGTTGATCTCTTTGTTACCTCTATCCTCTGGTCCTGTACTAGCTGAATGCCATGAGCTACCGAGTCCTTGCCTTTCTCTGCTGGTACGATGTTTATACCATAGCTCTTTATCTCGTCTATGCTCTTGGGTTCTGCACTGTCCGCTATTACCAGTGCTTGGCTGTACTGAAGTATCGTATCCGCTATCTGCTTGTTGCTTAATCCTTTCATGAAGCAGACCTCATCGAATATATATACTCCATCGTAATAGAAGATAGCCACTATAGCTGTTGGATCGTTTGAATATCCGAAGTCTAAGCCGTATCTCTCTAACCTTGCATGTCTTGGGAGTTCGTCGATTATCTCCCATTCCTTGTATATCTTGCCCTCTATCTCTCCTAACTCCCCCAGTCCGTACACCTGCCACCATCCCTGTCTTCCTTTCCTCTGTTCTATTGAGTCGACAATTGATTTGTCCAGTCCTTCGTTGTCTAGATACGTTAGCTTAATGTGATCTACATCATTCCTCTTTGGCTGTATGTCTGTATAGAACCAAAACTCTGCTGTTGGGTTCCAGTCTAAGAATATGAACTCGCTGGTTCTAACCTCTAATTGATCAAATGTTTCATGAGGTATGTTATTAACCTCGTTTATGAAAAGTCTCTGTCTTCTTGGTCCCCTGACCTTGCTGGGTTGGTCAGCCGAGAAGAACTCAATCTTGCTCCCTGTCTCAAAGGTGTAACTATAATCTGTCTTGTTCCAACGATCTGCCTTGAAGTATCTCTGTGCCTCCATGATGTTTATAAAGTCTCTCATTGCTCCTCTCTTAAGGTGAGGGAATGATTCACTGACTATGCTTGTTAGTGTTGGTTTGGTATCACACTGAGCCGACGCTATTAGATATATAAGGATACTGATTGTCTTGGAAGCTGCAGTACCACCTTGAACAGCCCTAATCCTCTGCTTTAGGGCTTTGATCCTCTTGTATGCCGTCGTCTTTATGAACATCGTCTATTGGTATTGGAGTTAACTCTGCTTTTAAGTCAGTTGTTTGATGTGGATTGCCTTCTGCCATTCTCCACACTGTGTCTTTAGATAGATTATTAAGAAACTCTATCTTAGCTTCATCGTCCATTGATAATAGAAAGTCCCTAGCGAACTCCTTCATTGTCTTACCTTTGGGTCTCCCTTTAGGGTTACCAGACTTACCTGGCATGAAGCCTTTACCTGTTGCTCCACCGAGTTGTTTGGGTCGTTGCTTATCAACCATTACTTTAATAATGGCAGTATCTCAAGTATTCTCCAAGCTACATAGGCGAAGTATACACCGAATATTAGCTTAATTAGTTGTATGAGTGTCTCTAGCTTACTCACAACTTCTTGATGTGTTCCTTGATTAACTCTAGTACTGTCCTTAGTCCTTCCATCTTCTCGTCTATTCCTTCTTTGGCTTGTATAGTTTCATCTATACTCTTCATTTGTTTCTCCATCTGTGTTAGATCGTCTCCGTGTCTCTTGACTAAGTTGTCGAGATTCTCTATTACCTTCTTGTCTTGTTTGTCCTTCTTGTTTTCTGCCTCTAGTCTTAATTGAGCTGCGTCTACTCTCTCCTTTAGTCTGTCATACTCAACTCTTATACCTTCTCTCATTGATCGGTGTTTGCTTCTTAGGAACTCTAGGTCCCATAGCTTTCTTGTTACGTTGAAGTGACTTTGTTTGAAATGTCTACGTTTTCTCCATTTATTAAACATTGTGATATATATCTCTTATCTTATTTTGTATTGGTGACGGTAGTTTGTTAAATGCTTTTCGAGCGAATAGTCTTAATCCTTGTTTCATTACTATTGGCTCTGCGAATAGTGTATTGGTCTTGATTAAGACTGCATCCCTTTCTTCTTCTGTTAGGTCACGACCTTTGAAGGGAATGTTCCACGTTGTACTTATGTTAGCACCGTGTGTTCCTACAACAAATCCTCTGCCTTGTATTGTCTTATACGGCTTTAGCTTGGGAAGGTCTTCATGGCTCTTATACTCCTTTGTGTGCTCATAGTGTAGCTTGTAGTCTAAAAACGTCTTAGGAGTGAATACAACGGTACTGAACGGGGGTATGGTAGTCGGGTTATACTCTGCCATCTCCTTCGTGGCGTAGTTTATTAGATATCCTTCTTCGAATGCCATTGACTTACAATCTACGCTTTGGTATTGAATCTCGTCTACTGCATGAGAAAGATACATATCATCTGATGGTTGTATGGTCATCAATACTTTCTCTGCTGCTCCTACTGCCTCTCTCAATTCAGGTAGAGTTGCCTTGAGGTTAGCTTTCAGCCTCTCCTTAGCTGTTGAATGGTCATACTTATCATCGTAGAAGCATAGACCGTGAAAGGTATGTATAACTGCCAGTCCTCTCATTCCTTCTAGGCTTCTCATGAAGTCTTGGACTATCGGGTTGTCTTTCTCTTCCGGTCTCCAACTTATCCACAGGGTGAACTCCCTCTTGGATTGGTTCATTAGTGAGGGTAGGACGTACTCCTTGAATACCCTGATCCTGTTCTTTAGCCAGTTATCCCCACGATATCCCCCTCTCAATCCTAGTCCGGTGAAGGGAGTATAAAGAAAATGTATAATCATATTTTTCCATCTATCATTTGATTAACTATTTTTTCTGTTATTTGTATTGGTAATCCATGGTTCTGTAACAGCTCAAAACCCAACTTACCAGAGATCACGAAATCTTTATTCTCTACTTCTAAGATGCCTGTTCTTAGTAGACGCACTATCCTATATAGCTTATTTGTTGGCTCACAGTTTTCTCCGTTAATTACGCACATCATACTATTTTAGCTCTTATTATATATCCGAAAGTCTTTTGTGGTTCCCCTCCTGGCCACTCTTCCGGTTTAATCTTTCTAATCTCAATGTCATAGCAGCCGAGTTTCTCTAGTTTCTTCTCATAGTTATATGCGTTATATCCTGAGGCTAGTCTTAGTGCCTGTCTCTTGAACCAGTTGGTGTGATGGAATTCACAGAAGACTAGATTGTTCCTAGTTATTCTTATTAGTTCCTTTAGGGCTTGCTTGATCTTGAGCGGAGATAGATAGATTAGGGTCATGTCTGCGATTGTTACATCTACGCACTTATCTGACATAAAGATACTGTCTAGGCTACCAACCTCAAAGACTGCATGGTTAGGTAATATCTTCTTGGCTGTTTCTATGGCGTCCTCACTTATATCCATGCCACCTATGTGAGCGTGTGGGTATGCTCTTTGTATATTGTATAAGTTAGCACCTGCTGCACACCCTACCTCGAATAGGCTACGAAAGTCTGTGTCTCTCAGGGCTTCAACCATTAGTCTGCGGTGAGGATGTTCTGGATTGAAGTATGCCTTCTTCCAGTCGATCTTCCTGTCTATCCAGTACTTCTTATGTCTTCCTGTTGTTTTATACATTGACCCAAGGGTACTTGTTTATTACCTGGAGATAGTAGTCTCTGCCTTTATGATTTGGTTCATTCATAGTTCGGAGGCTTTTAAGTAGAGTAACCAATTCCGCGGCATTATCAAAGTTAGGAATCATAGGGTATTGGAGCTTGGTGATTGGGTACTGTCCCATCAGGATAGACTTAGCTGTGATCTCACTGAAACCATCGCTATCGTTTAGTCTTAATCCACACTGCATGCCTTTGATCTCCTCGTTCATCCTGTCTTTGGGTACCCAGCCATGGCAGACGATGTTCTTCCTCTCTGACTTCCACTCGACTCCATAGAGATGAAAGATACACTCTGGTACTGCATCTGCTATTCCTTGTATGAAATTGAAGCCATATTCGTCCTCTCGGTGTGGATGACCGGATATGTATACTTTGGGCCTGTATGCCTGTTTATACGATAGTGGGAACTCATGTATGTTTCCCAGGAAAGAGGGCACTATCGTCGATTTCAGGCCAAAGCGGGCTAGTTTATCAGCTTCATCCTGATTCTCGACGTAATGTTTTGCCTTTCTAAGAATGGGGATTACCCACTTGTTACCTCGGAACATCTTAGACAAGAACTTCAGCTTTCCGTCGTTGAATATAAATCTCTCTTCTAGGTTTCTTAAGTCACTGCCTGCCCAGAGGACATACTTCCTGCCCATGTGCCAGGCTAGGGCTATATAGTCTCTTAGATCGAACAACCCAAAGAAAACCGTTGGGTCGATTATATTCTTATATTCCCTGGTCCCCCAGGCTTCTTGATGTGTGGCCTCAAGCTCACCTAGCGATGGAGCCCATCGGCATTGAAACTTTTGCATTGTTCTACGAACTCAACCAAGATCGGGTGAGGTTTCTCCTTACTGCTTTGATATTCTGCATGGAACTGGATGCCTAAGAAATGAGGATGACCCTTAAGTCTCATCACTTCCAGTATTCCACCGCTAAATGACATATCCCAATCCTCCATATATCTGTCTTTATAATAATTGTTAAACCAGTAGTTGTGCCAATGTGATTCCATGGTTTTTATATTGTTCCATATCACTGGCTTGATACCGACCCTCAGCTTATTCAGCTTGTGGATAACTTGGTATTTGCTCTTCGGGTCAACTTCGGTGGAGTTGGCGAGCTGTAGTCTGAGAATGTTGCGAGCGTATTCAATTACCATCATCTGCATGCCTAGGCATATCCCCAGTGTTGGTATCTTGTTCTCTCTTGCCTCCTTAAGCTTCTCTAGTTTAAAGTCCAAGTCAACTGGAGTATGTGAACCAACAGCTAATAAGCCGTGGTATTTGTGGTATTCAGGGTCTATCTCCTCAAGAGCCTTGAGTACCGATGTATCAAAATCATTTTCGCTTGACAAGATTCGCATATACCTTACTGAGGAAGTCCCAGAGCTTTTCGTTATTGGGATATTCTTTATAGTCCCTCTTAGTATATTTTAACACTTTTTCTTCGTTCCCCATGCTGTCAAAGGTAGGGAACTGAGCTAATTGCTTAAGTGCGTCCTCTCTTTTCATCTGTCCCGAGTTGATTAGCGAAGAGAAGTGAGGCTTACGCTTATCGAGATTGAACTTAGCTGGAAGGTAAAAGTTCTGGAACCATTTGGTGAAGTTAGACTCTTCATGCTTCAGTCCATAGTCTGTGTATCCGTACTTCTCCTCTAGGAGTTTGATGGCTTCACCTCTGTCGTATTCATAATAGTCGAGGAGGTTAGTTATCCTAATACCCTTCACGAATCGGCTGTACAGATACTTAGGCAACGATATCATCGGCAGTCCGGTTAGCTTCTCACCCTTGAATTGTTTATACACAGCCTTGAGATGCTTGAGGTCTCTGGCCTGATATCCATAGCTCTTGGGTAGTATCCCTTCTGTCGCTAGATTACCGCCGCTGATGATATCCTTGATTCCATGCTTGAGGGCCATCTCATAGGTCGAGGCCATTAGGATGTGATCTGTTGGAATCTCTAGGTTCTTGGTACCTGATTGTATGAAAGCATCTTGGAGGTTCTTAAACTTGTCGATGTCGATTGTATATCTGAAGAAGGGGACTTTCATTCCTTCCACCAGCCTCATGATGTTCTCATCACTGGCCTCGGTATTCCATCCGTTATCGATACTGTATGTTAATGGTTTTATTCCATTCTCTATTAGATAGCGCAGACACATGCTTGAGTCTACTCCGCCACTTAATCCTAGAAGGCACTGATATTTACCTTTCCTCTTCCTTAGGTTGTGATACACCCACTGAAGGTTGTTCTTCTCTACTGTCCGGTCGAACTCATCCTTCTCAAACTTCCTGCAGTAGTTACAGATTCCTTCATAATCAAAGTAAATGTCTGGAACCTCTACGGTATCAAGAACACAGCGGTTACATATCATCTTAGCTTTTCTATTAGTCTTATCGACTTAGCTGCTTCCTGTGGTTTGACACCGACTCCGTGCTTAAGATTCATGTATACGTCCTTGTGCAAGTCCTCGAATGATAGGTTGTCCTTTTTAGATAGACTAATTTCCTTTCCATCTATCTCTAGTCTCCTGTCCTGTTGATCGTCCGTATCTCTAATAGCTAGATGATAATCAAAAATATTGCCATCAAAATCTATCGTTCCAGAAGCTATGGTGAGGGGAGGATCAGGTAGAAAACAATTTTTTATAGAAAAAAGTTGGTCGGACTTCTTGATCTTATACTTATCCCCGAAGAGATGGATGAGTAGATCGAAGTAATGAATGCCTAGATTGAAAAGTATGCCTCCTGACTTACTCTCATCGCCCTTCCATCCTTTCCAGTATTCTTTATCCCTCTTTACGATTACAGTCATCTTCCCTGAGTGTTTGGTTCCCTCTGGTTCTGCGTCGAGTTTGCTCTTAAGAGCTACAATCTCTTTGTTATGCCTCAGCTGAAGGACTGTGAAGACATTGTCAGGTAGCTTTAATGCCTCCTCACTGGTCAGTGTTAGAGGTTTCTCACAGAGAACCACCTTGTCTTTCATTGCTTCACACATCCTGTAATGAAGGAAGTTGGGAGTACATATCGCCACATGAGTGACCTTTTTCCATAGGTTGCCCTCGATCATCTGTTCCCATTCTGTCTCTTTGTCAAAGCCAATCAAAATCTCGTCGCCAATCCATTTAATAGCCTTAAGATGTCGGGGCGAGATAAATCCCAATCCAATAACAGCCCATTTATTCATAGAACAGTTTGATTCTGTCTATAACGTAGTTCACCTCTTCATTCTCTAATTCAGGGTTGCAGGGTAGTCTTAGGAACTCTGCTGTGTATTTCTCTGTATTAGGCAACTCAAAGTCTAGGTTAAGGCCTTTGTATAGATGATTAGGAACTATATCGCCACCTAGAGTTTCAACCCCTTCTTTAGTTAGAAAGTCTCTAAGCTCGTCTCTGTCTTCAGCACGAACAACGTAATCTTGATAGACCCCTCTTTCTATTGGCAGGACAAGATGTGCTATCGATTTAAGTCCCTCGTCATACATTCGAGCTATCTCTTTGCGTCGTTCGATATAGTCGTCGATGTGTTTAAGCTTTATGTTAAGGGCCGCGGCATGGATGTTATCCAAGCGGCTATTGACTCCGAATTTCACCATATCATCCTTAGTTCCTTTGCCTATGTAGTAGTGGTTTCTTAACTTCTTGATCTCCTCGTACATCTTGAGACTGTTAGTGGTGATTGCTCCTCCATCTCCGTAGCCCCCAAGGAGTTTCGCAGGATAGAAGCTGAAGCAGCCGGCTAGTCCCATAGAACCAGCTTTGCTCTCCTTTGACTTGGCTCCTAGTGCCTGAGCCGAATCTTCAATGATATGAATAGTGTGCTCTGCCTGAGCTGCTACTAGGAATAGGGCTGCCATATCACAGACATCACCGGATAGGTGAACAGGGATGATCGCTCTAGTCCTATCGGTTATAAGTGACGCGACCTGAGCTACATCCATGAGGTAGTCCTCTCCTATATCTACTAGGACTGGCTTAGCTCCTACCCTGACAATAGCTTCTATTGTGGCAATGAAGGTATGAGAGACAGTTATAACCTCGTCTCCCTCTCTAACTCCAGCGGCTCTAAGTGCTAAATACAGAGCGTCTGTCCCTGAATTGACTCCGACTGCGTATCTAGTGCCGACGTATTTGGCTAGGTTCTCCTCAAACTCCTCAACGTCTTCTCTTAGTATTAAGTTGCCCTCTCCTAATACCCTATCTATTGCTGGTAGCATTTCACTGCGTAACTTAGCGTAACTCTTTTTAAAATCTACAAATGGTACTTTCATTTTATTATGTAATAGTCTCCTTTTTTAACTGCGACTTTCTGTTCTTCGACTGTCATTAGCTCTTCTTTGAGGACCTCACCTCCTCTATTGCCAATGACCTCTATTGGTGTATTCCTTCCTAGTTTATTAATAATCTCCTTGGCTAGCTCTAGGATACTAACCGGTTTTCCCATCTCAAAGCATATGATCTCACCTCCCTTACCAATCTCAGCTGCTTTAGTTACTAGCCCTACTGCTTCAGGGATTGTCATAAAGAATCTCTCCATTCTCTCATCAGTGATTGTTAGTGGGCCTCCGCTGTTTATCTGGTTCTCCCATATCTCCATCAGGCTACCTCTACTCCCTATCACGTTACCGAATCTAACTGCCATGTATCCCTTCCCGGAGTTGACCGTCATGGTCTCACCTAAGCTCTTGGTCTTACCCATAATGGACTTGGCGTTGACTACCTTGTCTGTGCTGATGAACACAAACCTGTCTACCTCGTATATCTTAGAGTAGTCTAGGACGTTGAGGGTTCCAAGTACGTTGGTGCTGATGGCCTCCTCTGGGACGTACTCCATCATATCAACGCTTTTATATGCTGCGGCATGAAACACAACCTCCGGCTTAAAGTCATCGAATACATTCCTTAAGGTCTCTCTGTTCCTGATGTCACCAACTCTTCCTGCTATCCCTAGGTCTCTCTTCAGTCGGTGCATCTCCATCTCGTTGATGTCTAATCCAAAGACCTTGTTTCTTTTAGATAACTGAGAACAAAGTTCGGACCCTATAGAGCCTGATGCTCCGGTGACTAAGATTCTCTTGTTTTTAATCACAGTCTGATATATGCAGGTTTCTGGATGTTGTATGTCGCCTCGACTGTCTTCTCAACGACGTCACCTTCTTCTCCTGGTATATAAATATCTACCGGTAGGTGAGTCAGAAGTTTTATGTCTTCATCATCACAGACCATATTATGGCTCTCACCGAGGAACTTATATGACTCTCCACCTTGCACAGCTACTAGTTTAACGTTCAGGCCTTGAAGGAGAATATCGTTCCTAAGTTGCTCATAGTTCCTCATGATTACAAAGGGGATCATGCTGTAGTAGTAAGGCTTCTTGCCTGCCAGGGCTAATCCTGCCGCTATGCCGGTGATTGTCTGTTCCATGATTCCACAGTTAAGGAACTGCTTGGGATAAAGTTGGGCAAATTTTTCTACGAACGAATAACCCACGTCGTTCGTGAGTAATATGATGCTGCTATCTTTTTCCGCTAATTTTATTAGACCTTGGAAAAAGCGGGCTCGGCTATTGTGCCTCTGTGTATTTGTATGTGACATCATTCCCTTTTTGAAATCCTTTAGGCATTTTGTTTCATAGCTCGTTTATATAACTCCTCATTTAAATTATTATAATGCCACTCGTTATTGTTCTCAGCGAAGTCGACTCCTTTACCTTTGACTGTGTCCGCTATTAAAACTGTTGGAAGAGATCGTGGTTGATTCATTCCAGTGATTAAGGCAGTCGTGTCATGGCCATCTCCCGACCAGATACCCCAGCCAAAAGCTCCGAACTTAGGTGCTATGGGATATACATTCATGATGCCCATCTTCTCTCCACAGGCCTGGATCCGATTGTTATCAATAATGAGCACTAAGTTTGTTAGCTTGTGATGAGCAGCAAAGAGTGCTGATTCCCAGGTAGTGCCGCAATCTAGTTCTCCATCTGAGATGAGGCAGAATACTTTGCCGGGTTCATTCCATCGCTTCTTGGCTAGGGCTAATCCCACAGCAACAGGAAGTCCATGACCCAACGCCCCAGTAGAAAATTCAACACCAGGTACGTCGCTATTAACCAAATTAAGAAATTTCGTATCCGGTTTTCCATATGATTCCATTACCTCTTTAAAATCGAAGTGTCCCTTCTCTGCTAAGACTGCGTATAGGGCTGCAGCACCATGGCCCTTGCTAAGGATGAATCTATCCTCTGGGGTCATTACATTGAAATATAGTGCCACTAATATCTCCACAATAGAGAGATCGCTACCTAGGTGGCAGGTCTGAGCTTTGTAAAGGAGTTCGACAATATCACGCCTTACCTTCTTACAAATATCTTTAAGATTGTTTTGATTATTATCTTCAGGTCGAGCCATATACTGCGTTTATTAATATATTCTATTTGTAGCTTCTTTTTAGTTGGCCAGATTATGTTTAGGTAGTCTTGATGTGGATCTTGACTACCCTTAAGCACCTCTTCCTCATTGGAGTTCCACAGAGATGCGAGATCTGTTAATCCGGGTCGTACGCTAAGAATTACACGTTTCTCTTGATCTGTCATCAAGTCTATTACTTCTGGCACTTCTGGTCGGGGTCCGACGAAGTTCATGTCTCTCTTGATGATGTTCCAAAGTTGGGCGAGTTCGTCTAGCTTATACTTCCTTAGCCAATGACCGACTTTAGTTATCCTTGGGTCATCTGCTGAGGTAGATGAAGGGCCATCTCCATCTTTCATTGTTTTTATTTTAAAAAGTGTGAATGGTTTTCCATTCTTTCCAATCCTTGTAGATTTATAAAACATGTATGATTGGTTCTTTGATCCTGTCTTTGAACACCCATACTTCTTTGGTGCTATTGATAGGTACAGTGAAAAGTTCTATTTCCTCTCTCTCTGCTGGTTTCTCTCTCTTGTTGCTTTTTACCTGGATGAGTCTCCATCCATTCTGATTAACAGCCATAAGGTCAAAGATCCCAAAGAAGTCTCCTGGATCATGTCTAGTGTGTACCTTCTTGACTACGTTGTATCCTGAATTCTCCAGGATCTTCTTGGCCTTGAGTTCGTTCCTGTGTCCTTTAGCTGACTTGTTCACTTATCAACGGTAACACTGTCGATTAGTTCTCTCATCAATATTGCTAAGACATAGCCGAATATGATTCCTAATAAGAAGTTCATTGTTAAAATTGAGGTTGCGCGTTTATCTCGATGTCATCGATGTAAACATCCCAGTCTTTGTAGGTTCTTCCGTTCTTGGGATTCTCTACCATACCAAGGTACTCGATCTTGACTCTGTCTCCTTCTTTTACATAGCTCATCTTCCTGTCTAAGACGGTACTACCCCAGAAAGAGGTCTTACCCTCATCTAGCTCATAAAGGGTGCTGTCATTCGATCCTAGGCCTGTTTTAACGCCTGTGAGCTTTCCCTCGACTGATTGTCCTTTTAGTTCTGGTTTCCAGGCCTGTGTAAGACCGTCTGGTTTAATTTCCACTTTTTTCCACGGCATATTATTTTTTCTTTACACCAGATACGGTGTAACCAGTCGATTGTTGTATCGGACCTTTAAACCACTCCTCATACTCAATGGTGCAAATAGCACGTTGTTGTCCACATTCTCTTAACTTTTCTATCAACTCTATTTTTTCAGATTCCTGAGATACGGGAATAGAAAATCTGAATTTATCCAGTACCAATCCACCCTCTGAGTCTCTACTAACCCCTCCAAGATACATCTCACCTTCCCACGACTTCCAAAACAGGCCTTTCTTTGAGAATTTATAAACCTCACCTGTTCGTTCCCCATCAGAATATCCACTATACCAACCAATGTAAAAGAACAACCACCAAAACAAAACTAGGATTATCAACGCTACTAATAAATTAAATATTATTGTTTTCATATTATTAATTTCTATTTGTTAGTTTCTCGTAAAAGTATTTTTGCCACTTCTCTAGGTCGCTCTTGGTCATACTCGTCTTGTAAGCTAACCAGGCAACCGATAAGTTCCAAGATTGGGCATAAGCGATTTGTTCGGTGCGATCATCGCCTTTATCCTTTTTATAACATTTAAGGCATAGTTTCTGCCAGCCTTCTTTCTCGCCTCCGCAGGGGCACTTGGTTAATCCTTTATTAACCTCGTCCGCCGAAAATAATTTATTCATTGTTAGCTTTATCCCATTCTTTAGCCGTACCAATGAACTGTTGCTCTCCCTCTTCGTCCTTCCCAGCTGGAGATAGACCTGCCTCTACCATAGCTTCAAACTTAGACTCCTCAAAGTTATCTGTTTGTGGATGACTCATAGTTTTGTTTATTTGATTAGAATATTCTTTTAATCTAACGAGTGCTTTGCTCTCTATCTGCTTGATTCTTTCTCTAGTCACCTCGAAGACTACTTTAACTTCATCGAGGGTCTTTTTTTCGTGAAACCTCATTCTAATTATCTTGTACTCTCTGGGAGTAAGTAGTCCTCTTGTCTTTTTGATTATCTCCCACAACTCTCTTTGAAATACCCTCGTCTCATGCCTTCTCTTAGTGATTTCTTCTGATAAATGAAAGAATCTCTTGGCCTCCTCTTGAGTGATTTTCATACTAAATTAATGTTTGTAATAGAGCTTGTAATTGATAGATCATCTCTAAGAGTTGATAGATCTCCGGTGTCATACATCCTTCAAGTGCTTCACACACTTCTACTAATTGATTTAGTTCGTTCATAAGTTTGTTTATTGATTTGTATCGACCTTAAACGAAAACCACCGGACTTGCGGGAACGGTGGCTCTCTTGATAAAGTTTAGCACCGCAAGTCTTACTCTGTAAATATATCACTTTGACATCATTTGTCAATGTCATTATGTGGATAACTTTCTCTCTTTCCACATGCATGGTTTACACGTTTTTGAGTTTCTTGTTTTGATGTTTTTGCATCTAGGACAGTAGTTAAATATTCTGTTAAAGAAAGTCGGCGAGGATCTAATAAAAGGTTCTTTCCAAGGTTCATCAATGTATTCTTCAAACTCAACGTCTTTGCCTTGAGCCCATTGTTTGGTTCTTTGTTGGAGTTCGTCGAGTTTATTCATCTTTTAGCTTCTTAAAGTTGTCTAGAGTTCGTTGGCGGCAGCTATTATGTCCACAGGTAGGAGTGCAGTCTAGCTTCTCATTCTCTGAGCAGTCAGGCTCTTTTCTATCAGGCAAACACTCCATCAACATCTCCTCTGCATAGATATCTAGCATATCCATTAACCATTCTTCAATGAGTTTCTTATTCTCAAATTTGGAAGACACGAGCTTAAAAGATTCTAATATCTCTTCTTTGTGTTTATTCATAATTCCTTTATGGCCTCCCCTTATCCCACTCTCGATTATTTCTTTAATTGTCATATTCTTTAAAAATTTTAAGCAATTCTGACTCGACCACTTCTACTCCAATTAATCCTCCGACTTTACTTCTCTTAGTGATATTTATTTTTGCTCTATCTAAGACATCGGCTATCTCGGTTTTAATAGCCTTTTCTATGAATGGCTCAAAGATGTGCCAGAGACAACTGTTATGCTCTCTGTCATCGTGTTTGCAGTATTTCTCTGCTAGATCAGCCAACTCTTCTCTCCAATCAAATGTTTTGGTCTTTTTAGTCATAACTTGATGGAAAGAATATAAGTACGATAGCTGTTGCAATCACCATTAACAGAAATGTTATATGCATTATTTCTCGTATCATATCTCTTTTAAGTCTTTTATCTTTTCCAATATATCAGATTTATTGTATTTCTTGCCGTCAATTTCTATTAACTTTGGGTCGTGGCAAAAGCAACAATCAACACAAGGATGATTACGATCCCAGCAATGTCGGCCTTTATCCTCACAGACATCATCCTCCGAGCCTTCAGGACTCTGCTTTAGGGTGTAGCCTTTGTCTTTTAAATCTTTAATCGTATAACCAACAACAGCCCCTTTTCCTTTAAATGTATCCTCGCCAATTCTGATGGGTAGTTCTTTTATGAAGACAATGCCTCCGCAGATTCCCGATATCTTTTTCTCAACCCCAAAATCAACCACCACATCTCCAACAAAGAGAGTGTCTAGGGAGGGTTCTAGGAGTTCTAGAACATCATCAGTGAGAATATCTCTTTGTCCATTCTGAAACTCCAGACGATAACCGTCACCGCTAAAATCAATAATCTTAACTACTCTACCTTCTTCGTACATTCCCACCACCCTACATCTATCTCCTATTTTTAATTCTTTGTTCATAGTTATTTAAACTTTGTTTTATTTATACCCTTCCGGGTTAGACGAGTCCCATATCCTTTGTATCTATTAGGTGTCTATTTAATCCAGCTCTTTGCTTATAATCAGGTTTTCCATCTTTCATTCCGAAAGCGACCCGATAGTCTAAACCTAATTTTTTGAATATATTCTTTATTCTTCTTTGATGACTTTTAATAGTGTTTTGGTCTGACCTCTTAACTTCAACGAAGATAATATCCTTGCCCTTGAAGAAACAGAAATCGGGCCAACCCCTCTTAATTGAATGATATCCCAAATCGTGGAAATACTCTTGAACTTCTTTCTCTGTGACATTATTAGATAACTTATTTAATTTACTCATATATATAGTTACTCATTGTTAGATTGGATATGACCCCCTACCCCCTTAGATTAATAAGTTAAGGAGATAGGAGTCCGGTTCTCACCGTTGAGTTGGATCAGGATTATTCGCTCCCTGACAAGCCAGACCTGCTGACAGCTTTTATATACCCCTGTTCAGCTACCCTCGGGGTTAGAGCTATGATGCTCTGAGAGGAGAGGGCGTTCGGGAAACAAGGTCATGCTTGATCCCTTGTTCTTCGCCATCTAAGACGTGCAAACATCAAGTTACTTAGATTAACTATCCCCATCCCCTCCTCTCAATTCACCACTAGTTAACGACTGTTAACCTCTAGTCATCAAGTTAGCATATGTTAACCAATAACACTCTGAGACCTGAAGATAAGACCAACAATGAAAAAGAAGAATATTGTTAACTATGATTTTCTCAATGTTAAAGGTTAGTCAGCCTTATCTCCAGATCTCAAGGCATCAACCTTGAGTTCATCCAGGGTAGGGTATCGGTTTCTTACCCAAGTCTCTCAATTAAGAGAATGTTGTGAATAGATAAGATTCCGCCGTTACTCCAGATAACTAATTCACTATAGGCAGAGAGCAAGGATTTGCCGAGATGAGGCCACATAGAGCCTAGAATAACAATCCTTTTCAGGATTTGCCCCAGTTAGGGGCGGCCACCTCAATTTATCTAGTAAATACTCGTATAGTCACCTTGCATGTCTCGTGTGTCTAGATGGAATAACCACAAGCACGTTCCCATCGTGAGCGTCTACCTATTCCGCCATCTCTGCCTGTAATGAACTAGAAGTTGGGGGCAAGGTTTGACTTGCAGACACCCGGTTTCGGGATAGACCAATGTATAAGCCTCGTAGCAGCCTTATCCTAGGATATGTCGTGCTATCCGTCACAACTTCGCTGCTTTGACAACTGGCATACGGCTCACTGTCCGCCACCCCAACTGCTAATTCACTAATGACCATCGCCCCAATCCCGAAGGACTGGAGTTTTGGGAGAATGGAGCCGGTAAGCTTCATCCCTCAATCCCCACCGAAGTGGGGCGATAGCCACTAACTTATAAAAGAACTCCCGATTCCGGCGGGAGCTCTTTCTTTAAGACTGCCGGAATCAGTGTGTTAAGACAAGTGTAAAAAAATAAAATCGGTCTGTCAACAAAAGTTATCAACAGGTCTTGTGTAGCCATCTTGTGGTTTTAGCTAACGATTCAAAAGTACCAGCATCAGACCAGAACCCTCTCACAAACTCAGCCTTCATTAATCCTATTTTAATATATACGTTATTAACATCGGTGATCTCTAACTCTCCTCGATCAGACGGTTTGAGACTTTCAATAATATCAAACACGTTAGCATCATATTGATAAAGACCTGTGACTGCGTAATCAGAGGGAGGATCATTCGGCTTTTCAATGATCTCAGTTATTTTATTTCCCTCTAGTCTGACTACCCCGAATCTTTCAGGGTCGGGGACTTTCTTTAAAAAAACTCGGCTACCTCCATTGAAAGTTGAGGTGAAACTATCCTCAAAGATATTGTCTCCTAGAATAACTGTCATATTATCTTGCCCGATAAAGTTCCTAGCCAAAGACAGGGCTTGAGCAATACCTCCAGATTCTTCTTGAACTCGATATGTTAATTGAGCATTATACCTTTCTCCCGACCCTAGATATTCGATGAAGTGTCCGACATGTTCTCGTCCTGAAATAATTAAAATGTCGCCTATTCCCATAGATATTAAAGTACCGAGAGGATAGTCAATCATCGGCTTGTTATATACAGCCACGAGATGCTTATTAGTGACAGAGGTTAATGGCCTGAGACGAGACCCAGTGCCTCCTGCTAAGATGATTCCTTTCATGGTTTTATGATAAAACAAAACCCGCTTACGGACACAGCCCCCGTCCCGAGGCACAACACCTTTCAGTGAACTTCTAAGAAGTTGATCCTTTTAGAGACCTTGAGACCGAGGCATCGATCTCGATTCCTCCGAAGAGGAGCTATGTCTATAAGCGAGTATTGTCGAATGATGCCCTTCGTACGAAAGACTAAACACTACCGATTAGTGCCTCTTAATAATAACACAAAAAACCAGCCCACGTTAGGCTGGTTGTTGTCTCTATAACAAAGTTTGACTACTTAACCTAGATTCAGCTATCTCTACGTACTCAGCCTCTCTCTCAATCCCTATGTATGGCCTACCTACATTCTTGGCAGCTAAAAGAGTTGTGCCTGAACCTACGAAGGGATCTAAGACTATCCCTCCTGTTGGGATCTTGGTTAGTTTGCATAGATATTCCATTAGTTTGAGGGGTTTGACTGTTGGGTGGTTGTTTTTGGTTGGTTCTCTTTTCTCGTCTGGTGTGTTCCCCATATTCTTTCTTGACCATTCGTCTTGTGCGTAATGTCCATGTTGTTCTATGTCTTTCAACCCCTCACATCCAGCATTTCTCTCTGCCTTACTAGCTTTGGCACAGTAGAAATATCTACTCCATTCTCCTGCGTTCTGAGCTGTGTGTTCGTCTAAGATGACATTGGCTGGGAATCGGCCTTGAGGATTAGGTTTGTAATCAAAGCCTTCTTGATTTTCATAGTAATCGCTCGGTCTGTAACCTTGTTCTTTATTTGTTTTCATCTGGGAAGCATAGCCCTGACCCGTCATTGGTTCTGGTAACTCTCCCCCTATCCTCCCACCATCTATATTAAGGCCACTCACTCCGTGTTTAAGAGCATTGTTAGCGTATGTACCATCATTGGGCTTCATAGCTACTAAGATAGGCTCATAGGCTGGTTTTAGGCCATGTGACTTCCAACCGTTCCATAGTTTAGCTTCGGGGGTTTTAGATTCTGTAATATCAAACTCTTTATATCCCGAAAGTGGGATATTCCCTTTCTTTCCCCAATTTTTATCTTTCTTTACAAACTCCCTTTCAGCTTCTTCAAATAATAAATCAAATTCATTGCCCAACTTTAATCCACTTTTCAATAGTTTGTAATCTTCTAGTGAGGGCAATCTTCCATCTTCAAACCAACTATTACCTCCAAAGGTTTGTGCTTTAAAATTACATTTTTCAAATGCTTGTTGTTTAGTTAATTTTAATGATTCTCTCGCTTCTTTAAGTTTCTTTGAAAATTCAATAGATCTCGTCCAATCTTTTCTTTTATCCAATTGCTTACTAATATCAGTAGCTTTCGGGAAGCCTGAGCCATAGAGCCAGATTATGCAATCTTTTAATATAAAGCCAGCATCTTCTACATTTACCGCCATTCTGTGCTGAGTCCTTGAGCCAGCGAATATAAGAGCTGTGCCTCCTGGTTTGAGCACTCTTAGACACTCTCTCCATGTTTCAATACTGGGCACGTCATAGTCCCACTTCTTACCCATGAACTCTAAACCATAGGGTGGATCTGTTATGATCGTATCTATTGAGTTATCGGGAAACTCTTGCATTACTTCGAGGCAGTCTCCTGCATATATCTTATTTATCTCCATTCAAACTCAAATATAACATAAAAAACCGGCCGCGTGGCCGGTTATCCTTTCTTAATCTTCTTCCAACACATGATGTGCAGAAGTCTGCTCTTTTTGGGATCGCCGGCCCCTACAACAATCCCTTGGCCACTTCTGACTACCTCATGACAATAGTCACACTTAGGGCCGTTGTAGATAACACGGCTAGACAATTGGATCACCACCTTTCTTTCGGATGCCCCGCCGATCACGGGTTTTCTTTTCCTCAGCATTAGCTTCAATACGTTTGAAGCAACGATGATGGAGAATGTGTCCATTCACCTTATGTTCATCTTTTTTTTTAACGTACTTATTGCAGCTTAGGCACCTCCTGTCTTCTTGTGTTTCTGACATAGTTTCTCCCAACATTTCTTGTGGTAGAGTTTACCCTTCCTGCCTGCATGGAATTCGTGAGCCAAGAGAATGACCCACTTTTTGCATATGGGGCATTTCTGATCGCTCATGAGTATCCCTTCTTACTAATGAAGAACCCCCTGCCGAAGCTCCGGGGGTTCTAACATTCCTTACGGATTAATAACCATGGTGGTATACCTCACTAGGTATAACGATATACAATTTAAAGTATTTCAGTTGTTTCGTCAAGGTTATTCCTCAGACTCTTCGTCTAGTTTTTCATTAGCTTCTTCAAGTTTGCAGTCGTCGCAACCTTCGTCACAACCCTCGCATTTCTTTAATTCCTCACTCATTTATTTATTTAATTCTCTTACCTCATCCGACCTTTCTTTGATTATAACATTTAGCGGAGAGTTAGCTTGCTCTTGGTAAAGAACAATCGTAGAAGAACTAACACTCCCACTACTCCTAAAAGAAGAGCCGGAGTGAGCTCAACAGCCGGAAAGCCGACAGCATTCAACAGTGCGTCAGCTAACACCAAGAGGCCTAGCAAAACCTCTTTGGATTTGTAGAAAGCTTTGTTCATATTTATTTTCTCTTTTTAAGAAGCCCGACCAGCTTCATACTTAATTCTATCAGTCTTTTTATTAAATTGATCTGGTAGTGTCTTCGGTCGAGGAGATTCATAATATAAGTCCTTGTGATATTTAAACCTGGGCAATCTGTTGGTCTTACCTCTCTATGAAGCTTTATATCAGTGAAGGTCAGTCCATACTTGGCCATAGTGGTGTCTAATTCGGTCGTTAGGGCCTTTTCCATGGCCTCTGAGGGGTATTCCCTATCTCCGTGCATAGCAAGGCAGTATGAGACAGTATTGAAGTTATGTCCCTTCTGAGCTGTTTGCTCCTCTCCATCAACTCTATACCTCTTTACCGAGCCATCCATGCCAATCAGCTTGGTATATCCACCGTAATAGCCAAGGCTCGATTTAACTCCGAACTTCTTCTTGTGATGTAAATCTATTAATAAGAACTGATCAGGGAACTTATCGCTGGGATAAGCACTGTGATGAACGTATATGTTCTTTATCTTCATCTAATGAGAACGGCTAATAATGCACTAACCATCGCGGCTATCACTGCAGTTACCAAACCAATTCTAAAAGTCTGACTCCTCTTGAGCCATGCAATATCAGTTCTCATCTCGGTTATATCTTTAGCGACATCGGTGAGATGATTTCCGACCATATCTTTTATTTCTTTAATCTCTTGACGTAATTCTTTCATATCTATTGACAAATGGTGTGCACTATGCTATAATGTAAGTATTATGATAGAAATATTAATTATATTACTATTACCTATTTTCTGTATTTGTGTCGCGTTGGCGTTTAGCGAAGAAGATATTCCTGAGACTTGGGACGAATCTAGTTATTAAGTCCGCATCATCTGGGCTTAATTTTCGTAAAATATTAGCCACTCTAGTTTGCACTGCCGGTGAACTCAAAAATTGGGTAGCGCCAGCTGCCGCTGCACCTCCGGCGGCAATCTCTAACGGTGTTTCACCTCTGACTGCTTGTATAGTTGCTGCTGTACTTCCAAAAATGCCTGCCCTCAAGCCAACTCGAACTAATCTTTGAAGATTTCTATTTGTTCTCTCAAGATTTTTCTCAGCGGTTAAAAGATTGGCATAGCGCTTGTTAAGTT